AGGTACCCATGGCCAGGTCAATGGATCGAGTTCCTCAAGCTGATGGAACTTATAGGTGGGAATTGGTGGAGATCACTCCCACATACTTGGAAGAGCGTGCTGCCAAAGAGGAAGCACTTGCAAACGGAACTCCATTCCCTGGCACGGAAAAGCCCAAAACTACTCGTCGCAAAAAGAGTACTAAGGTAGAAGAGTCAACTGATTCCAACTGATGGAAGAACAGGTCATCCAGGAGACGCCCGTGGCGTCTTCTGAGCAGTCCGTGGCTGCAACTGAAGCGACCCCAAGCAATGATGCTGCTTTGATCCAAGCTCAATATGAGCAGCAGATCCAAGCGCTCCAGCAAAAAGCTGCTGAAGCTGAGGAAAAATTCCAAGGCATCAAGAGCAAGCTGGATGATGTCTACAAAAAACAGGACGATCAGCGTCGCAAGACGTTAGAGGATCAAGGTCAGTGGAAGGATCTTTGGGAGGAAGCCAACAAAACGGCTCAGGCTAAGGACCAACAGATTGCTGATTTGCAGCGTCAGCTCGAAGACCTCAAGGTCTCGAACGAAACTGCTGCAATGAAGAACTCTGCGTTATCAGCCATCAGCCAAGCTGGTGCGATTAACGCAAATCAGATGCTTCAACTGGTTCAAAGCAATCTGACGAAAGCTGAGGATGGCAGCGTCAAAGTTTTAGACGGTGGCGTTGAGCAGGATCTGAACGTTTATCTGGCCAAGCTGAAGAATCCCGGCTCTGGTTTTGAGCATCATTTCAAACCTAGTGCTCAAGCCGGAATGGGCGCCAAGCCTTCTGGCAATACTGCTGGAGCGGCTGGAATGGCTAATCCTTGGGCGGAAGGTAGTATTAACATTACAAGGCAAATGTCCTTGGAAGTTACCGACCCTGAGCTTGCAGCCGTGCTCAAGCGAGAGGCAGGTAAATAGTCCCCGTGGGACACCATTTTCAAGTCTGTGACTTGGCTTTATAACCACTACTGGAGTTAGAAATGGCCGCACCATTTCAGAATTATTCCGGCGGTGTCCTTCTCGCGGACATCGTAAAAAGGAATAATCTCAGCACTTATGTGTCTGAGGCAATCAAAGAGCGCAGCGAGTTCATCAAGAGCGGTGCTGTTGTTCGTAACTCACTGCTGGATGCCCGCGAAGGCGGTACCCGCATTCAGGTTCCTGAGTTCAACCCTGTTGCACCTACCGAATCCATCATGGACGGTACTGCGACTTGGGATACCAACGGCTATCTGGTTCCCCAGAAGGTTGGTACTGCAACTCAGATTGCAACCATCTGCCATCGCGGTTTTGCGTATGCAGTGGATGACGTTGCGATTCTGGCTGCAGGTGAAGATCCCATGCTTCACATCCGCAACCAACTGGCTGACGCCATCAACAAGCTGAACAGCGCTCGTCTGTATAACCAGCTTGCTGGTCTGTTCGGCACTGCTCTGTCCTCTCACTCTTTGGACAAAGCTGTTGGCGCTACTTCTGGTCAAGCAGAAGCCAACTTCCTGACTGCTGCCAACGTTGCTGAAGCTCGCGCTTCCTTGGGCGAGCGTGGTGACGAACTGGACATCCTGGTTGTTCACCCTTCCGTCGCTTACTACCTGTATCAGGTGGGAATGCTGACCTTCTCCACTTCTGCACTGTCTGCTTCTGGCGCGGTGACCTGGGGTGGCGGTGGCGTCGGTGTTGGCGCTCGCGAAGTTGGCGAATTTGCCGGTATGCGCGTGATCGTTGACTCTCAAGTCAACACTGTCCGTCCTGGTACTGCTACTCACGTCAGTGAGTTCCGTTGCTACCTGATGAAGTCCGGCACCATCCTTGAGGGTGTGCAGCAGGATCTTCGCGTGGACGCTGACCGCAACATCCTGTCCAAGCAGGACGTGATTTCGGTGGATTATCACACCGCTTATCACGTGATGGGTACCAAGTGGACTAACGCCGCTGACAACCCCACCAACGCTCAGCTTGCAACTGCTGGCAACTGGAGTGCTACTTACGACATCGACCTGATCCCCATGGTCGAAATGATCGTGAACACCCCACTGGATACCACCGCTATCCCTTCCTGATAACGGTTGTTGAAAACGGCCCTACCATTAGGTGGGGCCACCTTCTTTTATTGCTATGGCTGCCACGATCAACGCCACACTGAAGAGTGAGACAGCCAATAGCTACGTAACTTTGGCTGAGGCCAACAGTTATTTCGAGACCGTTCCAGACAGCAGCACTTGGGACGACAAGACTGACGATCAAAAGAATCGAGGTTTGATCTCAGCGACACGCTGGATCGACAGTTTGAATTGGTACGGCCAACGCTGTGACGACGAGCAAGCGTTGAGTTGGCCACGGAATAACTACCACGTGGATCGAGTGGAGTTGACGTGTGATGCCATCCCAAATGACATTAAGTACGCTACTTATGAGCTGGCGCGTGCTCTAGCGAATGATACGGACGCGATTACAGGGAATACCGGCGATAAGGGGTTATACGAAGAGGTCGAGCTCGGCGCTCTTAAGGTTAAGTACAACACTGCTAGTCAAGCTACGGGAACCGTTAATAACGTTTTCGATGTTTATCCTTGGCTGCAGTCTTACCTTGGCGCTTATTGCCTTGGCGGCAGTGGCGGCTATCAAGTCCGAATGGTGAGGGGTTGAGATGGCGTTAATCGACGACGTTTTCAAGTCAATCCCCACAAGCGTTTTGGGCGATTGGGGTCAGTCGATCACGTATATCAAGACGGTTACTCCTCGAACGTATGACCCTGAGACTGGAGATGTTACTGGTGATGACACGTCAGTAACGGTCCAGGCGCTGATCGAGTCGATCTCTTCCCGTGAAACGGAAGGCGTTTATCAAACGACTGATCTTCGGGTCACGATTGGAGCGTCCGAGTTGGATGCTTATTATCCGACCCAAGCTGATCGGATTCAGTACACGCAAGCTGGCGTGACACGTGAGGCCAAGATTTTGGACGTTACAACGTATCGAGGCGATAAGCCTGTGATGCACGTTTTAACGGTGAGGCCGCAGTAATGGCAAGGGATCCGAATCGTTTAGGCAGGGACATCCAGGATCTAGTGTCCAAGGCTGCTCGTCAGGCAGCGGTCAACATCATGAACGATCTTGCAGAGGCTGGTCCTGTTTGGAGCGGAAAGTTTCAGGATAGTTGGGTTGCGACTCCAGCCAGGGGTGGTGGAGGTGGAGGCGGAAGCTATCCGTATTCGTTGAATGACGTTCCAGAGATCAAGTTGAGTTTGGCGCAAGCAAGATCTGCGCTTTTACCTGGCGGCAAGACTTATACGATCGAGAATACGCAGCCTTATGCAGCGTATGCGTTGGACCTTGAGGAAGGTGTGTTCAGAAGGATTGGCAAGCCAGAAGGCAGGATCGTGGCTCAAGGTACAAGGAACGGTGGAAATGTTCCTGGCATCAGGGGTGATGTTTCTACTGATGCTGAGGGCGAAGCTATTAGCACCGCTCCAAAGGACTGGTATACCACCTATATCAATGGCGGTGAGATGGAAAAAGCTTTAGAACTTGGCGTAAGGACGGCATTCCGATGAGATTTCAACAGATTCGAGCTGCAATTGAAAGCCCGCTTCTGACTGCGTATGGAGCGTTAGATCCGGCCATCCCCGTCTTTTTTGACAACATTACGGCTGCTCCAGCCAATTCAACGACGGAGTACGTGACGGTCAACATCTCGTTTGGCTTGACGACTGAGATTGGGCTAACCGATGACTTTGATCGGATTCGCGGAAGTCTTGTGATCCGGGTTTATACCGAGAAGGGCAAAGGTCCAGCAAGAAATCAAACTTTATTGAATACTGCGATAACAACTTTGCGTGGGCTTTCAGCTTCCACAAGGGACGATTCCGGGATCTATCTTCGCCCTGGCCAGATTAACGGTCCTACATTTTCTACGACTGAAACGCCACCGCATTTAGTGGGACGTATAGATGCACCATTCGTTGCAGAAGATCAGGATTAGAAGTTTTAGTGGTAGCACGCTAAGCTGTATCTGTCCGGGTTCCGCCCGTAAGTCCACCATTCCCCGTTTTACGAATGGCTACCGTCCTTTCGGGCACCTCTGGCGCCCTGTATTACAAGCCCGCTGGCACCTATTCCACTTTTGTGGAAGCTGATGTCAGCGTTGCCGGTGATGAAATCACTGTTGGCACCTACCTGAACTTCAAGGTGGGTGACAAAGTGCAATTCAGCCTTGAAGATGGCAGCGGCGGCGCTGGTACGGGCACTCTCCCTGCTGGCCTCAGTACTGCCACTGATTATTACGTGATTGCATACACCGCTTCAACCGGTGTGCTACAAGTTTCCGCTACTTCTGGCGGTACCACCGTCACTATCACTGACGATGGTACTTTGAGCGGCAGCAACGTTTTTGCTGTTCGCTACGAAGGCTTCCAATCAGTTGCGAACGTTCGCTCCTGGAACTTCGAAATCACCCGCGAGGAGCTTGATACCACCACGATTGGTGGAACGCTGGGTCAAACCGCTCCTTTCCGTACTTTCATCTCTGGTTTTGCGGACGGCAGTGGTTCTGCTGAGGTGTACTTCACCGATGACGACACTGGTATTTCCGCCCGTTTGATTGAAGACGTGACTCAGCGCAAGCAAGCTGGCGCCACCTTCAAGCTGTATATGGACACCATCCTGTCCTCTGGTACGCCTGACGACACCAAGAGCCGTTCGATTGAACTGGAAGCTGTGCTGACTTCAGCTAGCTACGCAGTTTCTCCTGATGATGCCCAGGTGGTTTCGATCAACTTCCGTCCCACCAAGGCACCCACCTTCGACTTCAGCAAGAGCTGATAGTTGAATAATGACAAAGAGCCTCCGGTAATACTGGGGGCTTTTTAATGCTATTATTTTATTGCAACGGTGTAGAGAATCCATGGCAATGCGCGCCATTGATCGCCTTAAGAAAGCTGCCAACCTGGAGCCTGTCAAAAAGGTTGTTGAGCTATCTGATGGAACGGAGTTTGAGATGTGGGTCACTCCGTTGACGATGGCAGAGCGTGAACGTGCTCAAAAGCGCGCTGGATCGGATGATGCAAATGCTTTTGCTCTTCAGCTGTTGATCGCCAAGGCTCAGGATGAAGTGGGCAAGCCTTTGTTTATTGCTGGCGAGATCGACGTTTTGAAAAACGAGGTCAAGGATAAAGACCTTCAGGCGTTGATGGTCTCAATTTTGACGGACGACGAAGAAGAGGTCATCGACCCAAAATCCTGAGCGCTGAGCTTCGGAAAGACAACTGGCTCATGTTGCAGTTTGGCGTAGCCAAAGAACTGGGCATGGGCCTGTCGGAGCTTAGGGCGACGATGACTCCAGAAGAGGTTTTGGGTTGGAGCGCATACTTTCAGATCTTGAACGAGGACCAAGA